GGACTACTGGTTTCATCGTAATTCTATTACTCAGCTTAGTTCTTAAAGTAGGTTAATATGAGTAGAAAAGTCTCGGCTGTTACGACTAAGACCACTACTACCAAGGACACTATTCTTACTGTACCTACCAAGAATACTGGTCTTTGGCAGGTAATGTATGTGATTAGCCTTACCGGCAATGACACACCAAAAGTCTATTGGTACGATGCTTCTACTAACACGGAATACTTCATTGTTGGTGGGAAGAACTTAGGTGCTGGTGAGTACATCCTGTTAAGTAATGCCGAGGTAGTAATGCAGGCTGGAGACCAGATTCGTGTACAAAACTCAGGCACTCAGACAGTTACCTATATAGCAACAGTAGAGTTTATCCCTGAAACCGCAGTCCAGTTCCAATTCTAAGGAGAATAGTATGCCAATGGTAAACGGAAAGAAATACCCTTACACCAAGAAGGGCAAACAAGAGGCAGCATCAGCAAAGATCAGCAAGCTGCGTAAAGAAGGCATGCCACAGAAGCAGGCAGTTGCTGTTGGCCTAGCCATGACTGGTATGTCTAAGAAGAAAAAGGCTAAGAAATGAAACCAGGACTCTATGCCAATATCAAGGCTAAACGTAAACGGATAGCTGCAGGCAGTGGTGAGAAGATGCGTAAGGTCGGCTCCAAAGGTGCTCCTACAGCTAAGGCGTTCAAACAAGCTAAGAAGACTGCGAAAAAATAATGGTAAAAAAAGTATATCAGAACCCAGAAGGTGGCTTAAATGCCAAAGGCAGGGCATACTTTAAGAACAAGGAAGGCGCTAACCTGAAGCCTCCCGTGTCTTCTAAAGAGGCTGCAAAGTCTCCTAAGAAGGCTGCTCGTAGGAAGTCTTTCTGTGCCCGTATGAGTGGTGTTCCTGGGCCTATGAAGGATTCTAAGGGCAGACCAACAAGGAAGGCTTTAGCACTAAAGAAATGGGATTGCTAAATGGCAAACAAAACTTACTTAGAACTTGTCAATGAAACCTTGGTTCGCTTGCGTGAGCCAGAGGTTACTGCTGTTACTGACAACGCCTATTCTAAACTTATTGGTAGGTTCATCAACGATGCTAAACGGCAGGTTGAAGATTCCTATACTTGGAATGCACTGTCAGAGACACTGACGGTGACCACTTCTGCTAATCTGTTTAACTATGTGTTAACTGGTATCGGTCAGCGGTTTAAAGTCATCGATGTTATTAACTCACAGTCTGACTGGTTCTTAAACTATGAGACAACTAGGAAGATGGATGAGTTGTTCTTAAACAGCGGCACAGTCTTAGTTGGTGCTCCTGATCGCTATAACTTTAATGGTGTAGACAACAACGGAGATACACAGGTAGACCTCTATCCTATCCCTGATGGTGTCTATAACATCTACTTTAACGTCATCAAGCCACAGGCAGAGTTTACCGCTTCTTCTACACAGATTAAGATTCCAGCAGAGCCTGTGATCTTCCTAGCCTATGCCAAGGCTTTGAATGAGCGTGGTGAGGACAACGGAATTAACAGTGTTGAGGCTTATGAACTCTATCGCCAGTCTCTGTCAGACCACATAGCTGCTGAGGCTAATCGTTACCCTGAAGAACTCATCTGGGGTTCAATTTAATGAAAAGAATACAGACCGCTACTATTGCTGCTCCGGGCTTTCTAGGCCTAAACACGCAAGAAAGCAGTATTCAGTTGTCTTCAGGCTATGCTCTGAAGGCACAGAATTGTGTTATCGATAGATATGGTCGTATTGGGGCTAGGCGTGGCTGGACACCTGTAAACACAGCAGTCAACACAGACTTAGGCTCTGGTAACGCTGTAGAATTCATCTTTGAGATGATTGATGTTGGTGGCAACCAGACCATCAGTGCCGGTAATAACAAGTTGTTTACTGGCACCACAACGATGACCACCAAGACTGTCAGGACACAGGCCAACACTGCTGATGTGTCTTACACAATAACAGGCAATAACTGGCAAGCCGCAGCTTTGCCCTATGGTGACGGCGCTGACGCTATCTCCCACGCCTACATGGTACAGACAGGACACCCTGTACTGGTCTATCACAATCTACCTACTCCAGGCACTGGTGCTACCTTCTCTGTGGCTACGATTAGCGGTGGTGGCGGTACTGGTCCGATAGCGACAGTAACAGTCACTGCTGCTGGTTCTGGCTACAATGTTGGCGATGTTCTGACCATCGCTGGTGGTACCGGCAGTAATGCAAAGTTTACCGTAGCTACCTTAAGTGGTACAGGCGTAGCAACAGTGACTATAACCACTGCCGGTACAGGGTACACAGTTGGTAACTCTTTGACCAGCACAGTAACCACTATTGCTGACCCACATTCACATTCTGGCTCTTTTGGCTTTCAGCAGTTAGGTGATGTTGGTACTCTGCCTACAGGCTACTCCATAGCAGACTTTAAGCCTAACTGTGCCTTAGCTGCCTATGGTCGTATCTGGATGGCAGACCTTGTTGGTGATAGGCAGACTGTGTACTTTAGCAGGCTCTTAGACGGTTCTGACTTCCAAGGCGGTGACTCAGGCTCTTTATCGATCAATTCTGTGTTCCCCAACAATGACCAGATTATCGCTCTAGCGGCCCATAACGGCTTCCTAATCATCTTTGGTAGGAACAACATTGCTATCTATAGAAACCCCATAGATGTCACTACCTTGGTCTTAGAAGACTTTATCCCCAATGTCGGTTGTATCGCTAGAGACTCTGTGCAGAACACAGGCACAGATGTTGTCTTCCTGTCTGACTCTGGTGTTCGTAGCCTCCAGCGGGTTATCCAAGAGAAGTCCTTGCCTATGCGGGACCTGTCTAAGAATGTCCGTGATGACCTTATTACTGCGGTAGCCTCAGAGACAGCCAGCACCATCAAGTCTGTCTACTATGACCGGGATGCCTTTTACTTGCTTACCCTACCAGCAACTAAGGTTACCTACTGCTTTGATATGCGGGGTGCTCTACAGGACGGCTCTGCCCGTGTCACTATATGGGATAGCCTTGATCCAAAGGCCTTGTTTGTCAATCAGTCTAAGCAACTGCTGCTGGGCAAGTCTGGATATATTGGTAGATACTTTGGACATCTAGATAACGCCTCTACCTACCGTCTACAGTATTACACCAATTACTTTGACTTTGGTAGTCCAACAGCCTTAAAAGTCCTTAAAAAGATAGGATTTGTGGTTATTGGCGGTTCTGGCGATGCTATAGCCATCAAATGGGGCTTTGATTACAAAGAAAATTATAATAGTGAGACGAAATTACTTGACACTGGAGTAGTTTACGAGTATAATATAGGAGAATACAACATTGCTGAATTCTCCAATGGTGTCATCCTAGACCAGTTCCAGATCAATGCAGGCGGTAACGGGGCTGTCTTACAGTTAGGTTTAGAAGCCGAATTAAATGGTGATCCTCTTTCTATTCAGAAAATCGATGTCTATGTCGCACAAGGAAAAATAGTATGAGCAATTACACGAAAGCAACTAACTTTGCATCTAAAGACGCACTCAGTACTGGTAACCCAGCAAAGGTCATCAAGGGCACTGAGATTGATGCAGAATACACCGCTATTTCCTCTGCTATATCATCCAAGGCAGACAGCAATAGCCCTACCTTAACAGGTACTCCGTTAACGCCTACAGCCTCTGCTGGCACTAATACAACTCAAATTGCTAATACAGCCTTTGTTACTGCCGCTGTAGCAGCATCTTTTCCTAGTGGCGGTATCATTATTTGGTCAGGCTCCGTAGCATCTGTTCCTTCTGGGTGGTATTTATGTAATGGTTCTAACGGAACCCCTGACCTAAGAGATAGGTTTGTTGTCGGCGCTGGCTCTACTTATTCTGTAGCGTCTACTGGCGGGTCTGCTAATGCTGTTGTTGTAAGCCATACACACAGTATAACTGACCCAGGCCATGCCCATACTTATGACAAAGCAACAAGTACAGCACCACAGTCGGGAAGTGCTACTCAGTGTTTTACTGCTAATGCAAGCGCCACCACTGGAAGTCAAACAACTGGCATAAGCATTGCTTCTTCTGGTGTTTCTGGAACCAACGCTAACCTGCCTCCATATTATGCACTTGCATATATTATGAAGGCCTAAATGATTACACATCATTTTTCAGATAACTTATACGCTAAGGAATGCTTGTTTCCTAAGGGTTCACAGATTGTTCAGCACAAGCATAAGCATGACCATTTGTCTATTCTTGCTAAAGGCAAGGTAAAAGTTGTAGTAGATGATGAAGTTTTTGATATTGAAGCACCGCACTGTTTTAATATCAAAGCCGATAAACATCATGGTGTCTTAGCATTAGAGGACTGTGTTTGGTACTGTATCCATGCTACCAACGAAACAGACATTAACAACATTGATGAAGTTTTAATTAAGGAGTAGTATTATGCCTTTTATAGCGGCAGCAGCAATATCTGCGGGAGCAGGACTAATTGGGTCCTCAATGGCTGGAAGGTCTGCTGAAAGAGCAGCTAATACCTCAGCACAAGCACAATTAGAAGCAGCCAGAATAGCTGCTGAAGAACAAAGATTTAGACCAGTAGGAATAACTTCTAGGTTTGGAACTTCTCAGTTTGGCTTCGGGCCTGAAGGAAGATTAACAAGTGCTGGGTACACAGCATCTCCAGAGATACAGGCATTACAGGCAAGGCTATCGGCCCTCTATGGAACAAGTCTTGGGCAAGCAGAAAGAGCACCTGCAATCTCTGAGGGGTTGTTTGGCCTTGGTCAACAATACCTTGCACAGTCTCCAGAACAGGCTCGTCAGCAATACATTGCAGAACAACAAGCACTTCTTAATCCTATTCGTCAACAAGAAGAACAAAGATTAGCATCTTCTGTGTTTGGCAGAGGCCGTGCCGGTCTTAACATCGGTACTCAAGGACAGCCTGAGTTGGCTGCATTGGCTAGTGCACGCCGCACACAAGACTTGCAACTAGCTGCAGAGGCAGAACGAGTAGCGCAACAGAGGATTGGGTTTGGCGCTGGTTTGTTTGGTACTGGTATTGATTTGCAAACTAAATCGCTGGCTCCGTTCCAACAACAGTTTGGTACTCAGCAGTTGCTTGAACAGGCTGCACTTCAGCCTTTGGATATTGGTGCTCAGTTGGG